GTTGTACTGTTAAGCACACAGCTATCCACCGCGAATAAGCCGGCAGCCCATAAGACTGAGCCTGACAATGGCCCACACAACAAGCGTGTGTTGGTTTCATTATCGATGTCTTGCAGGTCTTGCGAAGGGTGTGCAAGCAACAAATTCGTGTTTTGATCAACCGAATCAGTAAACGTATCAAACTGCCATGAGTTGTTATCTGAGGCGGTAAACGGCGAATCAATCGCTGAGATCTGCAACAAGACACCAGAGCCAGCACCGCCAAGATAAGTGTTGGCAATCGTTAAGAACTCACCGGGCACATAACGTACACCTCCACCTGTCAGGGTAACGGCAGTTACTGCACCACCTGAAACTGTCACGCTAGCCCTTGCGCCACTGCCAGTTCCTGAAGTGCTGTAAGCCAAGGGCACATTGGTATATGAGCCGTTGGTATAACCGCTACCTGCCGTGGTAATACTTACCGTTGTGACAGGTCCTGCAAAGCTAAAGTCCGTAACGCCAGCGCCGACACCATTGTTGTTAATGGGTACGACCTGTAAGCCGTCTGAATAGCCGCTGTAGACGTTGTTATAAAGGCTTCGTACAACAACAAAAACCCCTCGAGAGGGGCCGGCAAGGTTGTTGGCAATTTCTCGATAGCCGCCCATCTTTCTTGGCCGAGCCAGTTCGCCACCAAACTTCTGGAATCGCACCCAGCGTCCATCGGTGTAATACTCTTTATCAAAGAGCGTCCCATCCCGCTGAATGCCAGGACGGGTGTCGAGGGCAAAGACCTTTTTTGTCAAAACGTGCCCCCAGAAATGCCGCCTGTAAAGTTACCCTTACCAGTGACCTCAAGCCCTGAAGTATTGACCTCAGCAATAAGACTGCCACCCACTGAAATGCCAAATCGACTTGAGCCAGGCCGATAAATACCTGTATTCGTTTCGCTTGCAAAGTTCAGTGATGGACTTGCAGCAGAGCCATTGACCAAACTGATAGCCGTACCGCCAGCAATCGCTGTATTGGCGTTTAAGAGGTTCGTACCATCACAGATTAGGGTTGCCTGTCCTGAGGCTGGAACGGTTGCTGTAGCCCCGCCAGAGATACCTGTAGACACCGTTAAGGTAAAGATGCCTGCAGAGCACTGGTTACTAATCACATACAGATTAACGATCGGCGGGACAATGATTGTCACATTGCCTGCTAAGGTGCCGTTGTAGATCTGGATCGTATTGGAAGCTTCATTGGCAGTCAGCGGGTAAATGCCCGTTGTGACAGTCTTGGTAAGTGCTGAGAATTCAAACTGCGTACTGACACCAAAGCCAACCGTCACAAAGGTCGTACCTGTACAGACAATAAAGGCCGACTCATTGGGGTTGAAGTCTTTTGTTGAGGCGCCATCAATCAATTCGCCTGAATTGCCACTAATCGTTAGGGTGCCTGAGCCGCTGTTTTTAACCAGAAAGAACCAGTTATTGCCCACCGTTGTTGCAAGCGGCAGCGTGGTTGTAGCGGTACCGCCGGTCCACACATAAGTCTTTGCACGATCGCCATCAACAAAGGTCTGATTAGCAACCACTGAGGCAACAGGATGGCTTTGATTGAGCGTAGCGCCTACTGCTAGAAGTCCAGCACCAGCCAGGGTAGCAGCATCTGCTGATGAGGTGCCAGCGCCGAACTGCACATTTGCCCAGGTTCCATAGACGTTGCTGTTGTCAGTCAGGTAAATGTATTTGGCAACGCCTGAAGCAACCGTAATGATCGTGCTATTACCGTCGTAAGTCTTTACCGTGATGGTATTGGCACCCGTGTTACGGATAAGAGCGTCTTGTCCTACCGAAACCTGATTAGCAGGTGGCATACGAAGTTCATACGCACCCGAGGACGTAACGTCCATGATGCGTGCTGCCGGTGTTTCGGTGCTCAGGTTGCCATTAATAGGCCAAACAAGCTGTAAGTTGCCTGTCAGCGATATTTGCTCGTAGGAAACGTCCGTCGGCTGTACAACGTCGCCTGTGAAGGGGCTTACATAGCTCATGATTAACTATCCGCGGCAATGGCCTGACGATCTGCGATACGCAGCTTGTCTTCAGCCATGAGGGTTTGAATGATGGCGTCGTACTGAGCCTGCCATAACGGAGTGCGCTCGTCGTTTTTAAGGAAGGGCATTGCTTGCAAGAGCGAGCCATACAAGAGTGCTTGTGGTGCGTATACCGTAAACCAGTTCGTTTGATTGGCAGAACTCAGCGGCTGGACACGCTCGTAGTACAAGACCTCAAAGTTGTAGGCAAGCGTTGGTGTTGGGGCAATGAACCAGTGCGTATAGTCGTAATCACAATAAAACTTTGGGACACCTGTCTGAGTAGGGTCAGGCCAGTATTCACGCAGGTACTCGTACTTACGCAGCAAGATGGGATAGCGCTTGCCTGCAACCGTGATGTTCATAGACACGGTTTTATGCCAACGTGCTGGCTTGTCGATAATTGGATTAGCAGCCGTCAATGTATTGGACTGTACGGTTAGGTTCCCAAGGAACTTGATTTGGCTTGCAATGACTTGCTCAGCCAGTCCAATAAATGTGGGGATGCGATCGATGGTAGCGTCGTCTGTGCGCTCCAGATATTGCTGGATGTCAAGCACCAGACTGTCGTAAGTCATTGCATAGGCGACTGTCATTACCACACCTTCTTCTTAATCGATTCGGGCTGGGGCACGAACTGCTTGCCTTGCCGCATTCCTTCACGCTTGGCTCGAGTTGTTGCCGCGTATTCAGAAGGTGTGAGCTTCTCTCGTGCTGCCTTGGGCAAGTAACGCTCGCCGGTTGCCTTGGGGCCTTGAGTGCTGGGTTTACCACTTCGTGTTCCCCAGTCCTCTTTGGTCCACTTTGAGAGCGAATTATCCGCTTTTTTAGGCCCTTTGTAACCCCCGCCCGAGGCTTTGTACTTCTGGGTGGCTAATTGGGCCTTACGGGCGCTCCATTGGCCTGGATTGCCACCTTTGCCGGAAGCTTTAACAGAAGCAACGATGCGCTTCCACTTAGCCGGATCTGACTTGGTTGCTGATGTCATCAATCACCTCTCAGGTAAAGCGATTTCTCAGCATTGCGACGCCGAACTAAGCCCGGCAATACTTTGCCACCGCCCAAAGTCCACGCCATGAAAGCCTCGGCAGCACCTTCAAAGTCACCGCGATTGTTTTTCATTCTTATCGTAGACCGCTGGTAATTCCCAGGTCCAGCGTTGAACGCAAAACTGACCACAGCGTCGAAGCTTGACTGACGGCCAGCAAGATTAGGAGACATTCTAAGAACACTGCGTTCAAAACGGACGAGATCATCCTCAAAAAGGCGATCAATCTCCGCCTGCGTCCAAGTGCGATTATCTTGGGCTGCGAGTGGGTAGTCCTTGCGAAGGATGCCGGTATAGCCATCTTTCCTCAACGCTGGTAATTTGATCTGATCTTGGTACAGAACATGGCCGTAACCAATGGTCCAAATGTGGGCTGGGCATAAGTAAGGCTTAAGGCTCTTGCCCTCAAACCTGTGCATCAAATCAATGCCAGCCTGGCCCGTTTTCACTTCTTCTGCCAGCTTCGGGAGCCAAACCAAAACCCAATGATGCCGCCGAGCATCGCCATCTCATCATCAGAAAAGATGATCGTACTTACCCGAACCAAGTCATCAATGTTCTGAACAAGGTGAGGATGCTGCCAAACGTAATACGCAAGCACTGCATTGATGGCAATCAATTCAAGGATTAGCAAGTAAGTGACGTTAGGACGTACCGTGCCGATGTAGTTCACCACCCACTTGCTGGACTTCTCAATGATCTGCTTGTCGTGATCCAGTGCAGCAACTGTCATTTGAGCGTCAGTCTGCATGGCGATTTGATCGGTGCGGATTTCTTCCACACGCTGCTGAGCAAGAAAGCCTTCCTTGGCAAGCGCAAGTTCACGCTCTGACTGCATCCTTGCAAGCTCAAGCTCATGGGCTTGGTCGGCTTTGTTTTGGAAGTAATCAAGCAATTTAGGCAGGCCGGATATAAGCAGCCCGCCCAAGGTGGAGAGGAGTGACAACATTATCGTTTCCCCATCTTTTCGCGTTCTTCGAGCAAACGCACTTTGACCTGAAGTTCGTTGATATGCTGCATCAGCTGCTCTTTCTGCATCGCTCTCTTTTCAGCACTGATAGGCGAGTCAGTAGGCACACCTTCCTTGGTAATCAAAGCAGGCATAGCGCCTTCGATCTTAGTCAAGCGAGTTGAAAAGTCAGCGACCTGGCCTAAAAGCCATGCAAGCGAAGCCACGATGACAGGGATAACTGCTTTGAGTACGTCTGACCAGTTCATATGCCAAGTAGCTTCTTAACAAATTCAGCGGCAGCACCAGGGCCGAGAAGCACTGCAGCAAACACCGCAATGATCCAATACTCAATCTTGGTCATGCGCTTGTCGCCTTTATCAAGCTGCGCAGTGATTGCTTCATATCGGCTAGCGCACTCCTTTTCATGAGCGCTCATCCTGGCTTCTAGCACGGCATGTCTCGTCTCAATGGAGTCCATAATTCATTAGGCGGCCTGACGTTGGGCTTCACTTTGTTGGCGGACGGCTTCTTGCTTGGCTTGGAATGCAGCTATCACCTCAGGCGTCCATACTGCATTGCAGATAGCCTGAACACGAGGATCTTGATTCGAAATATCAACGCCTGGAGCAAGCACCCAGCGATTAAAAGAACGTGAAAGTTCTGTGCCGTCCTCTATGATTCGTGAAACCTGCCGAACTTGAATGGTTCCATTTTCCAAGGCCTCTATTTTGTCAATTGCAACTTCTTTTGTAATCATCTGTATCACCTTAAACAGTGGTTGTATAAAAGCCCTCAAGCCAAAGAACGTTCTTGGATGCTCCAGTTGCCATATCGCCAGACACTAGCTGGAAAATCGTTGTTGCATTTGGTGCCGTTTTGTATTCGAGTGCGAGATCAGCGCCGGTAAAAAGCGTCGTAGGCCAGCAACTTGAGGGCGCATTTGTAGAGAATGAAAACGTACGTGAAATTGGAATTGTTCCAGGGCCGTCATAAACGTTTTCTGGAGCAAATGGTAGCCCAGCAATAGCTACATCATCGCTTGATCCTGTAATGGTTAATGATGACGTTGCTATGTACGCCCAAATAAAAACAAGCTTGCCGATCTTTACATAACGACCTTCTCGCAAAATGGAATAAGTAATGGCGTTTAATCCAAAACTAAAATAAGTCGGCGTCCAAGTTCCTTCCTCATAGTCATCAAGCGTATTGGGGTCTGCCGACAGAACAGGCGTAGCTGGAAACGTCAAACCATTTGCTGTCAAATAACCTGCGCTTGTGACCGTTGCAGTTGAGCTTTTAAGAAGCTTTCCTGTTGTGCCATCAAATTGCGCTAAGGCATTATTGGTCGCACCTGTCGGCCCAATCACATCGCCAGTGCCAAGACCTGAAGCAGTAAGTGCAATGCCCCCTGCCGTATTGGAAATGCTTAGCGGTGGGCTAACCGTGATATTGGCCAGGGTAAAGCCTGAGCCATTACCGATCAGTAGCTGACCATTACTTGCAGCGACGCTAACACCCGTGCCGCCATTGCCAATGGGCAAAGTGCCTGTAACGCCGTTCGTTAAATCAATTTGCGCCCAGGCTGGATTGTTATTGGTGCCTGTATTAGAGAGGTAACGTGTGGCCGTAGTGCTCTTGGCAAGCCTGGCTAAGGTGTTAGCCCCAGAGGCGTAAAGCAAGTCGCCTTGAGACGTTAGAACCGATGATGCCGACGGCGCAAATGATAGGGTTCCAGAGCCATCCGTTTGAACGGCTTGATATGCCGAGCCGTCAGCAGCCGGATAAGTCAGGCCCGCAGGGTTGTTGATGAGCTTTTTGACGACTCCTGACGAATTCTTTGCATAGAGCGCCATCCCACTGTCGTGGTAATTGATAGCAAGCTCACCTGCGTTTAAGTTGCCAGCAGCGGGCGCTGTGGTTGAGGCTGTATTGGTCCGATAAAGCTGGATTGGTGTGTAATTCGGTGCGGCCATGATGTCACCCTAATACCAGTTCTTGAGTGGATAGAAGCGATTTTAAGGCCTTCAGTACGTCTTGAGGAGGCACAAATTTGCTTGGGTCGTGTTCAGTATGCTCCCACCATAAAAACTGATTAGGAGCCAGTAAGGAGCGGTCTTTCAGAAGGTTGATATTCTCAGGATGCCCAAAAATCAGTGGGTCGGATACAGACCATAAGACAACCCCTGGCTTTCCTTCGTCCCATCCCAGGTGCTGAAGAAATGAATCGCAAGAAATCCAAGTCTTGCACTGCCGGATGAGTTTGCGCACCTCAACAACGGGAAGGTTCTTGCGAAAGTCTGCTACCAGTTGCCTTTCACCTTCGACCCCAACTTGAATAATTGGCTCGTCAATCAGGCGAATTAACGCTTCCCAGTAGGGATAGTTCTTGGGATTCTCTTTGCCGTTGCGTAATTGCTTGGCAAATGGCGCGATCAGAA